AGCTCTTGTACGCAACGCCAGCATTGCGCAGCTTGTCGACATAATCGGAACTGGCCCGATCGAGCCGCTCGCTGGCGTCAAGGGGCCATTCCCCTGTTTCCTCAGCTTCACGGTGGAGCGCTTCGATCACGCTCCAGAATTCCTTTGAGCACTCTAGTAGGTTCATGCTGCCACCTCCTCTTCTGCTGGCATATTGACCAGGTAATTCTTGGCATTCTCGAGCGCGATCGGCTTTGCGGTGTGATAGGTGCGGGTTTCTTGGCTGGCGTAAAACCCGTCTTTTTTCATTATGCCAACGATCAATTTCTTCGTGTTCTCCTCGCAGTCCGCCAGATCGTACTCGTAGGTCTTACCCTGCTCTGCTAGTTGTTTGATCTGCGTTGCGACGTCGATCATGGGCGTGGCATCACCGTGCGCACGGTCTTGTTTTGGGTGATCTTCGATCTCCGTTTCGTCAAGCCAGCCAAGCCCGCAAATGCTGAGCGTGACGCGGCGCTTTGCTTTTGTTTCAGCTTTCATGAGAGCATTAGCCAGCGCCTCGCCCTTACCCGCTCCCATTGCCACGGCGCCGATCGCCTCATCAGTGCGACCATCTGGCATCGTTGCCACTGCCGTCACGATGTACACATCATCGCTTTTTTCGCGGCTTTTGATTGTGACCGAAACGCGGTGAATTTTGCGGAGCTGATCAGTGCAGTCGCGGCGGGCGTATAGGGTTAGTTTGCCGTTTAGGGTAATGTACTCGAAGGGCTTAGTCAGTGGGTTTAGCCCAACCGACTCGCACACCCGGTTATAGTACACTACACGCTGTTCGCTGGTTAGCTTGCTTAGGTCACCACCGATCAACGCTGCTTCTACTGCTTGCGGTACTTCGTTCATGATTACCCCCTATAGTTAAAAAAATTCACCTTCTCGCGCTGCACATCAAGCTCGAGGTCGTACTGCTCGCGCTCCCACTTTTCCGATTCGTCGGCGCACTTATCGCAAAAGCCGAAGCAGTCGCGGCGCTCCGTAAGCTGGTCGCAGTGATCGCAAAACGACCATCCGCACTGCTCGGCTACTTCACGGGCGAAAACCTCGGTTTCTTCGCCCTCGAGCTCGATTGAGCCCATCAGCTTGGCGGCGTGGGATATCGTTTCGTAAAGGTAGCGGCCTTGCTCCAAGCGGCTTAATAATTTGAATTTGTTGATTTCCATAGCTCCTCTTGTACACCGTAATTTGTACAGGTAAGATTGTACAATATAAGATGCACTTATACAAGGATGGATGTACAAGGATTTTATGGTATGGCCGAGGGCGTGGAATTTATAAGAAAAATCAGAGAACAGCTGGGGATTACGCGGTATAGGCTTGCCAGTTTAATGGGACTGCCCACGCAAACCATTGATTATTATGAAGATTGCGGGAGAAATCTCACAATGGAGCGTCTTTGCAGGCTTAAAGATATAAGTGGCTTAAACTGGCAGCAGTTAGGCGAAATGATTGAAAAAGAGTATGGAAATCCAAGAAATAAAGACTGAGCTTTTAATCCCCTATGCTTTCAATAATCGCACCCACCCTGCGCAACAGGTCGAGCGAATAGCAAACTCAATAAAGGAATTTGGCTTTACGCAGCCCATCGTGGCCGATTCCGACAATATTGTAGTGGCGGGTCACGGAAGGCTCGAAGCGGCAAAAAGGCTAGGGTTGAAAACAGTCCCGGTTGTGCGTGTCGGGGCGCTGACGAGTACGCAAATAAAAGCGTATAGAATTCTCGACAACAAGCTACAGAACGACAGCGATTGGGAGCTTAAAAACTTAGAGCTTGAGTTGGGGGGCTTAGAGGAGGCCGGTTTTGACCTAAAAGGTTGGGGGCTCGATCAGCTCAAGGGCTTGCTCCAGGTGGATATTGAAATAGTTGAAGACGCCGGTCCGGGCGAGTCGCCATCCGAGGAGTCGTGCCTTATTAAATCAGGCGACCTAATTGAGCTTAACGGTCATCGCTTGTTATGTGGAGACAGCAGAGAGGCGGATAATTTCGAACTGGTCCTTGAAGGTCGAAAGCCCTCCCTGATCTTTACTGACCCCCCATACGGCGTGGCAATAGGCAAAAAAAACAGGATGCTGAATTCCTTCCAGAAGGCTGGAAGGAATTTGACGGATATAGAAGATGACGCTTTGTCGCCCGAAGATTTGAAAAAAGCGCTATTGCCCGCGTTTCAAAATATTCGCAGCTTTATGGCCGAAGACTGCACTGTTTTTGTTACAGCCCCGCAGGGGGGCGAGCTGGGCATGATGATGATGATGATGCAAGAAGCAGACTTGCGGGTAAGGCACGTGTTAATCTGGAAGAAGAACGCCCCTACTTTTTCAATGGGTCGACTGGATTATGACTATCAGCACGAGCCAATTCTGCTGACTTGGGGAAAGCGGCACAAGCGCCCAATGCTAGGCAAGCACCGAACCTCAGTCTGGGAGGTAGACAAGCCGCGAGAAAGCAAAGAGCACCCAACGATGAAGCCTATAGAGCTAGTGGTGAATGCGTTGCTCAACAATTCGGACGCGGGGGATGTGGTGTTTGATGCCTACTCGGGAAGCGGGACGACGCTGATAGCCGCAGAGCAGACTGGTCGGGCGTTTTGCGGCATCGAACTGATGCCTAAGTATTGCCAAGTAATAGCTAGACGTTACGGTCGATTTCTGGAGAGCCAAAACAGGCCGTTTGATTGTAAAATAAACGGGGAAGCTGTCGCATTATCGGAGCTATAAAATGGCCAGAGCGGCGCACGTAGCGTCAGAAGAAAACAAGCGCCAGGTAGAGCGTATGGCGGCGGTCGGCATCACGCAGGAGCAGATCGCCGCCGTCATCGGGATTTCACAGGACACCCTAGTGAAGTATTACGGCGACACGATTCGAACGGCCGCTATCAAGGCCAACGCGAATGTTGGTGGGAAGCTTTACCAAACGGCGATGAACGGCAATGTAACGGCAATGATTTTTTGGATGAAAACACGCGGCGGATGGCGCGAGGTGCAGCACATCGAGCATCAGGTGGAAATGCAATATGTCGTAGAGGCGCCGAAGGTAGCAAAATCCACTGAAGTATGGCTTCAGACGCTCGCCCAGTAGCCTGGCGACCACAGCCCGGCCCGCAGACGCATCTGGTGACTTGTCCAGTATTTGAGGTGTTTTTTGGCGGATCGCGCGGGGGCGGTAAAACGTCCGGCATGCTGGGTGAATGGGCTAGTCATTCGTATCACGCTGGGCGCCACGCGGCGGGGCTTATGGTGCGGCGGACGCTTGTTGAGCTGAACGAAACAATCGAAGAATCGAAGAAGATTTATTTTCCCATTGGCGCGCAGTTTAACGAACAGAAGAAACAGTGGGCGATGCCTAACGGTTCTCGGCTGCGGTTTGCCTACCTCGACCGTGATGCAGACGCGGAAGGGTATCAGGGTCACAGTTATACGCGGGTATACGTTGAAGAAATCGGCAATTTTCCGCGCAAAGAGCCCGTAATGAAGCTGATGGCAACGCTTCGTAGCGGGCACCGCATTCCTTGCGGCTTCCGCGCGACTGGCAATCCGGGCGGGCCAGGGCACCAGTGGGTTAAGGAGCGATACATCGATCCCGCTCCGCTTGGCTACACGATAATAGAGGAGCGGTTCAGAAACCCCTACACCGGCGACGAGCAGGCGCGCGAAAGGGTGTTTATTCCGTCGCGACTGTCGGATAATAAATACCTCGGCAGCGAATACGTCGCAAACCTCCAGCTATCCGGCTCCCCTGAGCTTGTGCGCGCGTGGCTAGAGGGTGATTGGTCGGTCATTGCTGGCGCATATTTTCCTGAGTTTTCACTACCCAAGCACGTTATGAAGCCGTTCAAAATCCCTGAGCACTGGACGCGTATCATGGGTTTCGACTGGGGATATTCGAGCCCCTTCGCTGCGGTGTGGGTGGCGATTGCGTCGGAAGATTGCCAGGTCCCCAAGGGCGCAGCGGTAGTCTACCGGGAATGGTACGGCGCAACCTCCGCAAACGTAGGGGCACAGCTCAAAAATGAGGATATTGGCGACGGCATACGCAAGCGGTGCGAGGGTGAGAAAGTGCAGCTCAAGCGCGCTGATCCAAGCATTTTTAAGGTGGACGGCGGCACGTCGATTGGCGAGCAGATTAAGTGCGGTTTTCAACCCGCCGACAATTCGCGGCTTGCTGGCTGGTCGCAGATCCGATCTCGGTTAGTTGGCGCGGGTGGCAAACCGATGCTGTATTTGTTTGATTCGTGCCCAAACACAATACGCACATTGCCAGCGCTCCAGCACGATACGATTAAGCCGGAAGATTTAGACACTGATGGCGAAGATCACGCAGCCGACGCGCTACGCTATGCGCTGATGTCACGGCCCTATGCCCGCCCATCAGTCACGGAGAAAAAGCCGCTCAAGGGAATCGAGAGCACAAGTCTTAACGATTTGTGGGAACGGCAGCGGCGCCAACGTCGCGCATGAAAGCCCTTTAATAACGGAACAGCACCCCTTAGCATTTTCTCGCTGCGATTAATGTTTTGCGGAGGGCGAATGCTCAGAAAATTAATAGGTCTGGTCGTGATCTTGGCTTTGCCCTCCGTGGTTTACGCTCAAACGGGCGCGAGCTTTATCAAAAACGATGCGGGCGCCACGTTGTGCGGCAGCGATTCAGTGCCATGCGCTGCGGCGGTAGACGCTGACGGGCGCATATTGGTCAACACTTTCAGCTCTGTCGGTTCTGATGTTGCGATGGGCGCCGATGCGGCAGATCGCACCACAGCGGCAAGCGCTCAGTATATCGCTGCGGCGGCAGGTACTCGAAACTATGTAAGCGCTTGGGGTTGCGTCAACACAGGCGCCAGCGCTTCCCGCGTATCGCTCCGGTGCGGCAGTACCGATCGGGCGTATGGGTTTTTAGTCGCCACCAACGGGCAATTCTCGCAGAGCTTCGATACCCCCGTGCGATGCGCAACCAACGAAGCCGTTAACATAAACATTGAAACAGCCACCACAGCTACCCGCTGCCACGTTATTGGGGGCCAGTCGCCAAATTAGCATGAGCGATCATTTGCCTGATGAAGTTAATTCAGCCGACGCCAAGGAGATGTTGGACGTCCAGCGCTGGCAGATCGAACTAAAGATTGCCGAAAAGGACAAAAGCTACGACCTTTTCTGCAAGCGGGCGAAGTCGGCTATTAAGCGCTACAAGGATGAGCGCACACCTAGTGAGTCGTCATCAGCCCGCGCGCTAGTTCAAAAGCGCTTCAACATCCTGTGCAGCAACATCCAGACGCTCGGCCCCGTCCTCTATTCTCGGGTACCAAAGCCGGTTGTGGATAGGCGCAAACGTAACCGCGACGATCAAGCCAGAACAGCGGCGGAAATACTCGAGCGGGCGCTGGATTTCGATGCTCAGAGT